CGGCTGACGTGGTTCAGTTCGCCGCCGAGGTGGATCTCCTGCTGGTGCTGCATGGCGCCGAGCTGGCCAACTGGGTGCAGAAGGCGGGCGGCCTGCCGAGGTACATCAAGCGCATCGCCAAGCACTTGCAGGAGAAGGGCATGGACGAGTCGCGCGCCATCGCCACGGCGGTCAACGCGGCGAAGAAGATGTGTTCCACTGGCGACACGAACTTCCCCGGCTCGCAGGAGGTCAACGCGGGCTCTCGCGCCGAGGCGTGTGCGGCGGTAGCCGAGTGGGAAGCCAAGAAGGCCAAGAGCTGAACGAGGAGGAGATCATGGCGGAGAAGACGCGCAAGACCACGGCGAAGGTGAAGCTGGCGAGCAAGGAGCCCTTGGGCACCAGCCAGGTGACGCTGCGCTTCGAGCCGGACTACCAGGACGACCGCAACCGCGAGTGGGCGGAGGCGACACCCACCCTCCAGCTGACGATGAACGTCAGGGGCGACGTCGCGGAGAACTTCGAGCCGGGCGCCTACACGCTCACGTTCGAGCCCACGAAGGACTGACCGTCAGCACGAGGCCCCCGCGAGAGTCGATCTCGCGGGGGCCTCGTGGCGTGGTCCTGGCTGGTGCCTGGCAGGCCTGGGCCTACTCGTCCTTGCCAAACGCCGCGTCACGACCACGACGCAGCGCAGCGATCATCTTGTTGCAGCCCTTGCGGTCGATCGTGACGGCCAGGAGGTCCAGAGGGGCGCCGAACGCGTAGGAGAGCTTCTCGCCATGCTCCTCGATGAGGCGCTCCACCAGGTGGTCGTCGGACTCGGCATCGGCTCCACCCGCGTAGTCCCACTCGCGGATGGTGTTCAGCAGCTCAGGCAGGCCGCGCCGGATCTCCTCGATCGAGCAGGCCATGCGGGCGGGGGTGCCAGGCCGTTCGACCACGACCATCACGTGGCCCTCGTCGTTGCCGTGGCCGGGGCCGGTGTTGCTCGGCGAGGATGGGTGCCCCCATGTGACCTGCGCGCAGTTGGCGTGATCGGGGTCGCCGTCGAGGGAGTAGATCCGCTCATGAGGCATGCTGGTTCTCCGTTCTGTTCGCCCGTATCGGGAGCCCGTAGCGGGCCAACTGCGACGATAGCAGTGCGGCGGAAGTATTTGACACCCCCATGGATTCGGGGTACTGTTCTCGACATCAGCAGGGACCACCGAGAGGGAGAACCGAGATGGGCCGCTACGACAGCAGCTGGGAATTCGCCACCGACACCGACGCGTACCTGACCGACACGTTCCAGCTTTTCGGCGCCGCGCTCGCCAAGGGGCAGGACATCGAACTCATGACCTCGGGGATGAATGCAATCGTCGAGGAGCTGCATGGGCGGGCCCTGCTGATCGACGCCCAGTTCGCCGCCGCCCGCACACCGGTGTTCCCAGTCCGCCAGGCGCCCTACGGCCGCAAGGTGTGCACCGTGGCTGTCACCACCCCAGACGGCGAGACGGAGTGTGGAGCCACGGCGGTGGAGACCTGGGGGGCGAGCTGCGGCGGCATCGTGTTCGAGGAAGGGCGTTGCCTGACCCACAACTGAGAGGAGGCGGGGATGCAGGTCCCCGAGGCGGACGTCAAGGTCTGCCAGAAGTGTCAGGGGATGGTGGTCCCGGCCGTCACCGCTCGCATGAGCAAGGGGCAGCCGGTCACCATCCTGGTCGAGGTCGAGGAGGACCTCACGAACGAGTACCCGAGTGACCAGTGGGCGCTGTCGAAGGTCGGCGAGAAGTACCACGCCGGTCAGGTCAAGACCCGCAATCAGCGTGCTGGCATGCTGGAGCGGGGAATCCGCTTTCACTTGCTGCACGACAAGCAGTGCGCGAAGAACGTTGCGCACAACCGAGCCCGTTAGGAGTCAAATCGTGAAGAAGTCCCTGCCCCTGCTCGCGGGGGCGATCATCGTTCCCTTGCTCGCGGCCACCGTCGCCGCGTTCGCCGCCGGTGATGAGCCCGGCGCCGACCTGAAGACCGCGCCGGTGGTCTCCTCGTCCACGTCCGCCACGGCGTCGCTGGAGGCGCCCGTCCAGCTGGCCACGCCGCCGACGAGTGCCACTCAGGCCGCGTCGCCCCCCGCTGCCCAGGCGCCCGCCGTGGTGCTCGCCGACGACCCTGAGACGTCGACCACGACACCGCAGCCGCCGACCCAGACCACGCCGGTGCCGCCGAACGAATGGCCGACACCGGAACCGACCACCCCGCCGGTCGCGTCGCCGGTCGCCCCTCCCGGTCCAGTCGACATGACCGTCTCTTGGGACGGCCTGAAGTGCGCGCGGTCGGAGGCGTGGAGTGTGGAGACCACCAGCGGCACCAAGATGATGTGCCCTGGCTCCGCGAACCCGTAGAAACGAAACCAGAGAGGTCCGCATGTCTGACTACGTACGACCCACCAACCCGTTCCCCGTGAGCGAGGCGGCGGCCGAGATGACGCACGGCCTGATCAACGCCGCCGTCGAGACGTTCGCAATCATGGCCGTCCCCATTCATGACCAGGTCGAGCACCGCCTCATCCTGGCCGCCTCCTACGAGTGGGCGAAGAGGATCACCTCGCTGGGCAATGAGGACGCCTGCCACGCGTACGTGTGGGAGCTGTCCACGTGGATCGAGCGGATGTCCCAGCAGGGGATCCCGTTCCCTCCGTTCGACATCACCACCACCTGCGGCGACGACGAATGCACCGTCGACCACAGCGAGCAGATTCGCCTGGTGAACACGCTCTTCGCCTCCGGCGTCACCGGGCAGCACCAGGACGCGGTGAAGGCGTACACCGCGTACACGCGCAAGGTCGAACCGGACCAGTGGTCCGTCGCCCGTGCGCAGTACGCGGCCATGCTCGCCGTGCACGTCTCGGAGCGGGTCTGCGACTTCCGCACGCAGACCGTGGACGTGATGCCCTCCCTCGAAGACCTCCCGGACGAGCAGGTCTGATAGCCTCCGCCAAGGAGATGCGGACCTCCTGATCCCCCGTACCCACGTGGCGCGGGGGATCTTTTTGTGCGCAACTCGCGGGCGTCATGCGCAACTCGGCGCCTACGCTTCGCGACGTTGGGGACGACCCCGCACGGAGCGGCCTAGCTGATCTCCGAGCGGTCCGGCCTAGCTGGAGTGGACAAGCCCCGTGCAAGCCGTCCAACACGAAACGGAGAAACCTCGTGTACGAGGAGATTCTGAATCGGCTGGCGGAGGCAACGGACCAGGAACTGACTGACGCTCTCTCGGAGATCGCAGGTCAGGCCGCAGCGTTCACGGGCCCCGCCACCGCCACGACCGCACCGCAGGTGAAGGCCCTCGCGGATGCCGCCTCCGCCATCCGTGGACAGATGGACGAGCGCGCCCGCGTCAACGCGGAGTACGCCGCCAATCTGTCGATGATCGGCGAGCTGGCCGCGCAGCCCGAGCCGCCCGCGCAGCCGGAGCAGCCCGAGGTGGAGATCCCCGAGCAGCCCGCAGCGCCCGCCACGCTGGCCACCGAAGAGCCCCCGGCCGTCGAGCCGGAGGACGAGAAGCCCGAAGGGGGCGACACCGTGACCGCTTCCGCTCGCCGCCCTCTTGGTGGGGCAGGCCTGACCACTCGTCGCAACCGGGGCGAGTTCCAGTCGCTGGAGATCAACGCGAACGTGACCGGCCAGAACGGCCTCACGCTCGACAGGGACCCCGAGGTTGCCCGCGAGCAGATCGCCACGGCGTTCGCCAACCAGGCGGCCATCCACAACCCGTACGCGAAGACGACCCTCGTCAACGTCAAGTGGGCGGATGGCTACAAGGCCGCCGGTCGCTTCGTCTCCCGCAAGGACAGCGGCTACACCGTCAATCGGGTGATGTCCCGCGTCGAGGACGAGGTGCGCTCCCGGTCCGCCGAGGAGAACGCGCTCACCGCCGCCGGTATCTGCGGCCCGGTGACCCCGCTCTACGACATCCCGGTGATCGGCGACACCGACCGCCCGGTGCGCGACGCCCTCGCGCCGATCGGCGCGGACCGTGGCGGCATCACCTACCGCCCGGCGATCGACGGCGTGGCCCAGACCGGCGGCATCGGCAACTGGACTCCGGCGATGGACGAGACCACGCCGCTGCCCACCAAGTCGTGCCTTGAGGTCGACTGCCCGGACCCGGTCACGGCGACCGTCGAGGCGGTCTACCACTGCCTCACCTTCTCGAACATGTCCACGCAGTTCGACCCCGAGCTGATGGACGCGGTTATCCAGGCCGGTGACGTGGCGTTCGCGCGCTTCGCGGAGAACAAGCTGCTGACCCAGCTGACCAACGCGTCCAAGCCGCTGTACACGCCTCGCGTGATCGGCGCGGCCCGCGACTTCTTCGTGTCGCTGGACAAGTTCATCGCCTACTACCGCTCGGTGCACCGCCTGAGCGACAACGCGCCGCTGCGCCAGATCCTGCCGCTGTGGCTGAAGGACATCCTGCGCATGGATGTCGCCCGCCAGATGGTCGGCGATGGCCTCGACACGCTGGCCGTGGCGGACGAGATGATCATGGACTGGTTCCGTCGTCGCAACGTCAACCCGACGTTCCACCTCGACGGCATCGACCCCGCCGACATCACGCAGCCGACCCCGGACATCGTGGTCCCGGCGCAGGCCTACACCACGGCCGCCGCTGGCACCGAGGTGCCGAACTACATCGGCACCGTGTCAACGCTGATCTTCCGCGAGGGCGACTGGAAGTACCTCGACGGCGGCGAGCTGAACATGGGCCTGGTCCGTGACAGCGCGCTCAACGCTGTCAACCGCTTCCAGACGTTCCGGGAGGAGTTCGCGACCGCTGCCCACCGTGGCATCGAGTCCGTGCACCTCGTGTTCCAGCTCCAGGTGACCGGCCAGAGCGCCGCCACCCGCGACCTGAACGCGATCCTTAACTGACCTGACCAGCTCCAGGCCGCGCCGGTCCGCCCGACGCCCGGCGCGGCCTGGCTCCACGAATGGAGGTGGGGTGAATGTTGTTCGCCCCGATTCAGCCGGTCCAGGCAGCATCGTCCCGGTCCAGCCTGGCGGCATGGGCCCTCACGCCCGCCAGTGGCGATGACCGTTGGACGCAGGGCATGGCGTGGCGCCCCGAGCGCTGCACGTCGGTGCGCTCGTTCAACGCCTGCGCGAGCGGAGACATCTCCGAGGTGCAGACGGTCACGATCACCGGCGACCCGACGGGCGGCACGTTCACCCTCACGTACTCGGGCCAGACGACCGCTGGCATCGCGTACAACGCGGCGGCGGCGGCCGTTCAGACCGCTCTGGAGAACCTGAGCAATCTGGTCCCGGGCGATGTGACCGTGACTGGCGGCCCTGGTCCCGCGACGCCGTACGTGGTCACGTTCCGCGCTGGCATGGGCAACGTCGTCCAGATGACCGCGTCCGCCGCTGGCCTGACTGGCGGCACCGCCCCGGCGGTGGCCGTTGCCACCACCACGACCGGTTACAACCTGTTCGGCGCGGCCTACGGCGTCGGCCCGTCCGGCACCGTCTACTACTCGCCGCCCGTGCTGCGGGTCGAGGACTCGTGCCCGGCGCTCAATAGCGACATGACCGAGGACGAGGCGCGCGTTCGCCGCCAGGCGGAGGCCGTCACCTCGTGGACGATCGCCCGCGAGCTGTGGACCGGCGAGCACAGCGACCTGAACCCGTACGACACGCCCGAGGCGAGCGGGCAGGTCAACGCCCGCCTGGCGGCCGGACTCGGTGTGCAGGTGGTGGCGGGCAAGCATGAGCCACTGCATGCGCTGGGCGCGCTGGAGCAGGCCGCACGTGGTCAGCTCGGCTCGCTCGGCATGGACGTGTGGATTCACATGCCCATCACCCTGGTGCCGCTGATGCTCGACTCGATCGTGCAGAACGGCACTGGCCTGTTCACCAAGACCGGCGCCCGCGTCATCGCCGATGCCGGATACCCCGGCACCGACCCGAACGACGCCGTGCAGGCCGACGCCCTGTGGATGTACGCGACGGGACCGGTCGAGGTGCGCACCTCGCGCATCACGGTCAACTCGTTCGTCGACCAGCGGCACAACCAGATCTACACGACTGCGGACCGGTTTTACGCGGCCACCTTCGACCCGTGCGTCCTGCACGGCGTGGCCGTGGATCTCCCGGCCACCACCTGAGCGAGGAGGTAGAAATGCCCGGATGGGACGGAAGCGGGAGCCTCTTCGCTCTCGGCATGCGACTGACCAAGCTGGACTCCACCGGCGCCCCGCTGGTCGGTACCACGACCTGCTACACGACCGAGGCGCTGACCACGGTCGGCCTCGGCTTGACCTACGAGGACGGCGCGCAGATCACCCAGCGCAACGGCGCCGGGAACCTGTGCATGTCGTACAAGGCGCCCGACACGCTCACCAACGGCGTGGTCGACGCGCTCACGGTGTGCCAGCCGGACCCGAACGTGTTCCAGTTCGCGATCGGCGGTGACACGATCAACCGTGCCGCTGTCGGCGAGGTGCAGACCGTGACGATCACCGGCACGCCAACCGGCGGCACGTTCACGCTGACCTACAACGGCCAGACGACCGCAGGCATCGCGTACAACGCGGCGGCCGCCGCCGTGCAGTCGGCCCTGGAGGCGCTGAGCAACCTGGCGCCGGGCGACGTGACCGTTGGTGGTGGCCCCGGTCCCGGCACGCCCTGGACGGTCGCGTTCGCCTCCAGCCTGGGCAACGTGACGCAGATGACCGCGTCCGGCACCGGCCTGACCGGCGGTGCCGCCCCGGCGGTCGCCGTCACCACGACCACGCCCGGGGTGTCCGCTCTGGCGCTCGGCTTCAAGGCGCCCGAGCTGGGAATCACGCCGAACCCGTACGGCATCGGGCTGGAGTTCTGGACCCGGGACATCCTCGATGGCGCGTCGAACCCGGATCTGCCTTACATCCACTGGACGGTTCCCCGCGCGACGCTGCGTCTCGCGGACAACTTCGTACTGAACGCGGAGAACGCGCTCCAGCCGGTTTTCCAGGGGACGAGCGCGCAGAACTCGAACTGGGGGGCTGGCCCCGAGGACGACTGGCCCGTGAGCGTCGCTGGTGCGGCCGACCGCGTGTGGCAGTTCGTCCGCGTGGCGAGCATCCCCGACCTGTCGCGCGGCTACGTCACGGTGGCCGCCTAAGACCACTGCGAGGGTCTCCCTCAAGGTGGATGGGTAGGAGGTCAGTCGGCGCCCCGGCTGACCTCCGCTCACAGAAAAGGATCTTCACGTGGCACAGAGCAACGCGAGCAAGGCGGTTGCCCAGGACGCGATCGGCGCCGTGGCGACCTGGTTCAGCCTGCACACCGGAGACCCTGGCACCACCGGCGCCAACGAGGCGGCCGGAACCGGCGCGTCGCGCGGGCAGACCGTGTGGGCAGCGTCGAGCGGCGGCACCAAGGTGGGCTCCCAGGCGACCATCGGCGCGGCTGCGCAGTCCTACACCCACTGGGGCCTGTGGACCGCGCCGACCGGTGGCACGTTCCACATGGGTGGCGCGCTCCCGGCGCCAGAGGCCTACGGCGCGGCTGGCCAGTACCTGTTGACTCCGACCATGGTGTGAGGTGACCGGACGTGACCGACTACAGCCTGTCGGGAGCGTTCGGCGCCGGGCCTGGTGCATCGGCGTCGGACCCCGGCAATCAGTACACCCTCGGCCTGTCGTGGCACACCACGGCGGGCGCTCCCCTCTGGCTCAAGGGCTACGAGTTCTGGCGGGCTGACGGCGCCGTCACGGGGCCGGTGAGCGCGGAGACGTGGGACCAGGCCGGGGTCGCCGTTCCTGGCAGTGTGGCGACGTACACGCTGTCCGGCACAGGCGTCTACCAAACCGTTCTTCTGCCCACCCCTGTGCCCATCTCCGTGGGCGTGCTGGCCTCGTACCGCACCGGCCACCACCTCCCGAACGGCGCCTATGCGTTCACCTCGAACTACTGGTCGAGCGGTGCCGGATCCGCTGGCATCACCGCCGGTCGCCTCGTGGCGCCGAGTCAGGCACTTGCCCCCGACGGTGAGCAGGGCGTCCTGATCGGCGGCACTACGCGCTCGTTCCCCGCGAACGGCTCTGGTGCCGCCGCAAACTTCTGGATCACGCCGATCCTCACCGACGTGGACCCTACCGAGGTCGCGAGCGGCTCGGTGGATCTTCCCGTGCCCGTCGGCATGTCCGTGACCGGCAGCAAGATCGCCTCTGGTTCTGCATCCGCACCCGTTCCCGTCGCTGGCTCACCGGCAGGGGCGAAGGTCGGAGCAGGCGCGGCGAATGTCCCTGTCCTGGTGGGTGCCAGCGTCGCAGGCTCCCACCGAGGACAAGGCGCCGTCGTGGCATCCACCAGCATCAGCATGAACGTGTCCGGGGAGAACCCCGCGTCGTCGCCGTCCAGCGCCGTCCTGTGCGCAGCTTGGGCGACGGAGGCCGACGTCCCTGAGCAGGTTCGCGCCGAGCTGGCCCTCACTGGCTCACAGTGGGCGCATGTGCTCATGATCGCTTCCGAGATCCTCTGGATGCTGTCTGGGCGACGCTGGTACGGGGTGGGGTGCCTGGAGGAGGCCTACCTCCGTTCGACGCCACCCCGACCCGGCACCGGCTCGTGGCCGTACCACGATTCGTGGGGAGACTGCGGCTGCTGGCTCCAGGCGCAGTGGATCAACGGCTATCCGATCGCGGCCTACCTCGGGGTGTGGAACCACGTGGAGGGCGTGTACGCGGTGAAGCTGCCGCGAGACACCGTCATCGAGGTCACCTCTGTGACGATCAACGGCGACCCGTTCACGAGTTACGGCTTGACCCGGTCTGGCTGGCTGGAGCGCCTCGACGGGAAGAGCTGGGATCTGTGCTCTGGCACGACGGTGGTCAGCTACCGGCACGGCGAACCACCACCGCTGGGCGGCGTGCAGGCGGCGGTGACGCTGGGCGTCGAGCTGGCTCGCGACTTCTACGGGATCGGCAAGTGCAGGCTGCCCAAGAGGCTGACGAGCGTGACCCGGCAGGGCGTGACCGTCGACATCGCGGACAGTCTCGACATCCTGAAGGAGGGCGGCACCGGCCTGACGTCGGTGGACTTGTGGCTGCGCGCGGTCAACCCTGATGCCCGCCCCCAAAGGGCGGGGGTATGGTCGCCTGATGTACCTCGACTGATGCCCAGGAGGCCTCTGTGACCGCGACCCATATCGACCCGTTCGCCCCCGGCGACTCCCCGCAGCACCCGGCCAACTGGGTCGACGAGGGCAGTCATCGAGTCGCCGACGCGCTGGCCAACCTCTACCAGTGGCGCCGTGACCACTTCGCGAGGGCCACCGAAGCGGACGTCGACATCGACGCAGACGAGCTGGAGCGGCGCCACGTCCGACACGCCGAATACCTCGACGTGTTCGGCTCCCCCGACGAGAAGAACCCCGACGCCGAGTTCATCTCGCTGCCCGTCCTGCTGCTCCGCGCCGAATACACCGAGCTGGACGACGAAGAGATCGACGAGTGGAAGGAACTGTTTGAGCAGCACGCCACCGACGACGAACGCGACCCCGTGTGGGTCGAGGGCGCGTTGCCGGACCTGGCTGAGCTGCGAGCACGTGCGGACGTCGCCGCCGCGTCCGCCGCTGTCGAGCCGTCCAGCGTGGAAGAGCTCCCGGCCGCGCCCAAGGGCAACGCCCTCAAAGAGGAGTGGGTGGAGTACGCGCTCGCCGTGTCCAAGGCGCGTGGCGACGGCCTGACCTTCGAGCAGGCCGACGCGATGACCGTCGCGGACCTCAAGGCCGCATACAAGCCGAAGACCGACTGATGATCGGCAACCGCCTGAAGATCCTGGAGATCGGCCGCACCCTCCTGGAGGGCGTGGCCGATCACTGGGCTGCGCACACCGACCCCGACGTGGAGCCGCTGCCGGACCGGCGACTGCTCCTCGGCGGTGATCCGGCGCTGGCCGCCTGGGACTGCGAGCAGCTCACTGTGGGCATGCAGGGCGTCGGCAACGGCCAGTCCGACGACACGGCGGCCACGGCGCCGCAGCTGGGTGCGGGCACGAGCGTGTTCAACACCCGGCACGTGATCTTCGAGGTGACGCTGTTGCGCTGCGTGGCCGTGGTCGATGACGACGGCACGCCGCCGCCTGTGGCCGTCCTGTCCGCCGAGGGCGAGCGGGCCTTCCGGGACGCGGGCATGCTGTCGCAGGCCTTGACCGAGATCGCCTCGCGCGTGCGGCAGAAGCTGCTGGAGCCGGGCGGAATCGCGCGCGTGGGACAGATTCTGCCCATCGGCCCCGATGGAGGGTTCGGCGGGCATGTGGGCCTGTTCCAGGTGACCTCTGCGGGGCTGGCATGAACGTGACCATCGCCAACAGGCCAGCCCAGATCGACTTCGACCCGGGCCAGCCCAGGGCGTTCATCATCACCGACAACGACCTGAGCCGGAATCTGGACCTGCGGGCCAGCCGCGTCCAGATGGGTATGCGCTTCCGGGTGCGGGTGCGCACCGGGAAGCTGCTCTCCTCGATCCGCAAGAATCGCGGCAGGGACGCCTCGACGCAGTACGTCGACATCCTGGCCGGTGGCAAGCAGGCGAGCTACGTCATGATCGAGGAAGAGGGATCAAAGCCGCACGTCATCGAGGCGCGGCGCCGTAAGTTCCTGCGAATCCCGGTCGGAGGCGGTGGCGCACGCGTCATCTTCCGGGTCCGCGTGCATCACCCGGGCACCACCGGCTCGCACTTCATGACCAGGTCGCTGCCGCTGGCGGCGGCCGACTGATCAACCCCATCCACCGAAAGAGGCACCACGATGAAGCATTTCGGAGCAAAGAAGGGTGACGCGCCCTTGCGCAGCGTGCCGTTCACGTTCGGCGTCCTGCGCGGAGACGACATCGACGTCTACAACTTCACGGCCCTGCTGGGCAAGGTGGACGCCGGTGGACTGATCACCGCACTGCGGGCGGCCGAGTCTGACGACGGTGGCAAGGCGGCGAGCGCGTACTACCGGACGATCTCGCGCGTGATCGACAACCGCGACGGCATCCCGTACGGCTGGAAGCCCGAGCCCCTGGAGAAGGCGCCCGACGACGATCGGCCCGACGTGTTCCGGGTGCCGTACGGCGCCCACAAGGGCGAGCTGATGCCGATGGAGCGGGCGCCCGAGTACCTCAAGTCCGAGGTCCACTCGTCGCGCCGCCGGTGGCTGTACCTGATGGAAGAGGACGAGGACGCCATCGTCGACTTCGAGGACCTGAACAAGATCTTCGAGTGGATCATCGCGGAGGCCTCGGGGAAAGCATCGGCCGTGTCCTCCTGACCTATGGGTGGACACGGGATCCCGTGGTGGGCCCGTACGTGCGGGGCAAGCTCGCACTTGCGGGCATCGGGTTGCGCACGCCGCTGGCCGACTGGCTTGATGCGGTGTACGCGGCATACCTCGACAGTCCCGGTGACGAGGTCCTGAAGAAGGCGCATCAGCAGACCGTCCTCAATGCCGCGCGACTGCGCCCCGACCGGGACACGTGGGGGCTCGATCCCGAGCACCGCGCGTTGGGTCAAGGACTGCTCGGCCAGACGCCGAGACGATAGGAGAGGGGCGGACGTTGGCGAAGATCATTGCTACGGCTGGCGTCCGCCTCAAGATCGAGGGCGCCGGACTGGCGGCCAACATCCGCCTGGTGCTCCAGTCGGCGATCAGCGAAGCGTCCAAGGGGCTCGGCAAGGACTCCACCAAGGGCATCGAGGACGACGCTGACCGGACGAGCAAGCGGGTCAAGGACCTGTTCAAGGCCTCGTTCCAGTCGGTGAAGGGCTTGGCCGCGAGCCTAGGCAACGCGGTGCTGTCCGGCTCCAGGCTGCTGCTGATGGGCGCGGCGGCCGGTGGCGCCCTCACGGCCGTGTCGAGTCTGAGCGCTGGCCTGATCGCGCTCGTGGGAGCCGCCGCCCAAGCCGGTGCCGCAGTAGGCATCCTGCCTGCTGCGCTGGCCGCCGTGAAGGCGGTTACTTTCACGGTTCAGCTTGGCCTCAAGGGCATGAGCGAGGCGTTCAAGGCGATCGCCGAGGGCGACGGGGCCGCGTTCGACGAGGCCCTGAAGCGCCTGAGCCCGAGCGCCCGCGACTTCGCGCGGTCTGTGAACAGCCTCAAGCCCGAGTTTGACAAGCTTCAGCTCGGCGTCCAGGAACGCCTGTTCTCTGGCCTGGGTGAACAGGTGAAGCTGCTCGGCAAGCAGTACCTGCCGGTGGCGCGCAGCCTGTTCCAGGGGCTCGCCACCTCGATCAACGCGACCGCGAAGGAAGTGCTCGCGTTCATCCAGACCAAGGACGCGTTCCGGGACGTGGCCACCACGACCGGCAACATCAAGTCCGGGTTTGAGGCCGCGCGCACCGCCGCTGTTCCGTTCACGCAGGCCATCCTGGGGATCGTCGCCGCTGGTTCGACACAGCTCCCCCGACTCGGCGAGGCGGTCGGCCAGGTCGGCTCCCGGTTCGCCCAGTTCATCAGTGGACTCGCCGCGTCGGGGCGCCTGGAGGAGATCTTCTCGCGCGCCCTGGACGTCGGCTCGCAGCTCGGCCGGATCCTCGGCAACCTCGGCACCGCGATCGGCGCCGTGTTCTCCGCTGGACAGGCGCAGGGCGCCGGACTGCTCAACAGCCTGGAGCGCATCTCCAGCGCCCTCGTGGACCTCCTCAAGAGCACGGAGGGGCAGGAGGCGCTGGCGTCGTTCTTCGAGGGCATCGGCGCGCTGACGACCAACGTCCTGCCGATCATCTCGCAGCTCGCCCTGGCGATCGGTGGCGGACTCGCGCCGATCGTGAAGAACCTCGCCGACGGCATCGGGCCCGGCCTGCTCGCGCTGTTCTCCCAACTCAACGGCGCTCTCACGAACGCCAACCCGGGGATCACCGCGCTGGGCCAGGCGTTCGGCAAGGTGCTGGGCGCCATGGCACCCCTGCTGCCCGCGATCGGCACGCTCGTGGGCCAGCTGGCCGGGCTGTTCGCCCAGGCGCTGACGGCCATCCTGCCGACCCTGACGAGCTTCATCGAGAAGATCACCTCTTCCCCCGGCGCGTTCGCTGGGTTCGCCGCCGCAGCGGGCGGCATCGCCCTGGTGTTCTCGCACCTCGCGCCGATCTTCAGCGCGCTGGCCCCGTTCGTGGACGACCTCCTCACGAAGTTCGGTGGCGTGCGAGGCGCGCTCACCGCGCTCACCGGACCGGTCGGTATCGCCGTCGCGCTCTTCCTCGCCCTGCTGACCGGCTCGGAGGACTTCCGCAACGCTATCGGCGGCCTGCTCAAGACCGTCGGCCAGCTCGTCGGCCAGCTGCTCGCGGCACTGATGCCCGCCATCTCCGCGATCCTGGACGCCGTCGGCCCGCTGATCGCGCAGCTGGGAACAGCCCTGGCGCCCGTGATCAACGCGGTGGCGCAGATCCTGAGCGCGGTTCTCACACCGGTCATTGCTGCGCTGGTGCCTATCGTCAACGCGCTCATTCCCGTTTTCAATCAGGTCGTTCAGGTCGTTTCGCTGGTCATTTCCATCCTGATGCCGCTTATCGACATTCTGCTGAATATCCTGATGCCCACCATTCAGGCCCTGCTGCCGGTGGTGACAACGGTGTTCGGCGCGATCGCCGAGGTGATCAAGGCCGCCCTCCAGATCATCTCCGGCGTGATCGACGTCGTGATCGGCGTGATCACCGGTGACTGGGATCGTGCCTGGTCGGGCATCGTCAACATCGTCTCTGGCGCCTGGAACTTGATTAAGAGCGTGATCTCCGGTGCCCTCTCGATCATCGGGTCCGTGTTCTCTGGCGCCTGGAATGCGCTGGTCGCGATCGTCACCGGCGCCTGGGCTGGAATCCGGCAGATCGTCTCCACGTCAATCGGAACAATCGTCGATTTCGTGAGCGGCCTGGGCGGGCGAATCCTAGGCGCGCTCGGTAACTTCGGCTCGCTACTCTACAACGCCGGTCGCGATTTGCTGAGCGGACTGCTGAACGGTATCACCTCCATGGTCGGAAACCTGATCGCCAAGGCCAAGGAAATCGGCGGGAATATTCTTGGTGGCGTGAAGAGCGCGCTGGGAATCAGCTCCCCGTCCAAGGAGATGGCCAAGCTCGGCGTGTTCGCTGGAGAGGGCCTGGTGATCGGCCTCGCGTCGATGACCGCGCAGATTGCCGCAGCGGCCGAGGCCGCTGGGCAGACGCTGCTGGCCGCCACGAGCACCGGCGTGAGTACGACGCTCAACCTGTCTGGTGGCACCGTGAGCGCGCCCAGCTCCAGCTCGGCGCCGGTCGTCTTCCAGCAGACGAACATCCAGCAGCCTGGGGTGGACGCCAAGCAGTTCGCGGACTACACGAGCCGCAACCAGGCGTACTCGCTGTCCTCGGCGGGGTCGCTGCGCTCGGTGCAACTCGGGCCGGTGCAGCAGGGCATGCAGTCCAATGACAGGTTCGTGGGCGTCGGGGGTGGATTGTGACGGTAGCGAACCCATGGGCGGTCATCCCGGTCACGGGACTGGAGCAGCGGTGCCGCATGGGGCCGCTGCTCACCGAGTCGCCTGGCATCGACTTCTGGTGGAATACCCAGCTGCCCAACGGCACGCACACGGTCGCGGACGCTCTCGACTGGGGCACCACCGATTACATCACGCCCATCGACCAGGTGGGCGGCCGCGATGGCGGCGTGCTCGGGCCTCCGTCGATCGCGCCCAAGGTGCTGGAGATCAACGGCATGCTGTCGGCGCCGACCCCGCAGGCGCTGGCCGAGGCGATCGAGCAGGCGCGCTACGTGCTGGGCCCGCAGACGCAGAGCGGACCGCGCGGCCCTGTGGTGTGGGAGCAACACGACTACCGGACAGGCGTACGGCTTGGGCTCGTCACCCGGCCGGTCGGGAAGGCCGAACCGGTGATCGCGACCGGCCACGTGCCCGGCGGCTACGTGGCCACGATGCGGTTCAACCTGGTGGCCGCCAACCCACCGTGGAAGTTCCGCGCGGGGGCGCTGGAGACCGCCAGTGCTCCCCTCCTGAACCCGGCGCTACTGGGCGGCCGGACCTACGACAAGACGTACAGCTGGAACTACGGCGCCTCCAGCAGCCCCGGCGGCGAGCTGGTCGCGCTCAACACGGGCAACCTGGAGGCCTCGCCGACGTTCATCGTGCGTGGTCCGGCGCTGAACCCGATCATCACCAACGCCACCACAGGGCAGTCCTTCCAGGTGTTGGCCACGCTCACCGCGTCCGACACGGTGACGATCGACGCCCGTTCCGGCACGATCACGCCCGGAACGGTCCGGATCTCCGGTGCGCCGTTCAACCTGGCCCCCGGCTCGAACACCATTCGCTGGCGTTCCGCCGACGACGCCTACGACCCTGCCGCCCTGCTCACCGTGCAGTGGCGTTCCACCTACGCCTGAGGAGTAGCCGATGACCGTGCTCACCCCGCCCGGCTACACCCAGGGCGGCACCTACACAGCGAAGCTCGACCGCGTCTACCTGGCCACGCTGGGAAAGATCCCCAACCTGGCCGCCACGTACAGCGCACGTCAGGGCTTCTTCGGCGGCCGCGTGCCGGTGTACGCCAACCCGTCCGGCATGAACATCACCATGGGCGCGTGCGGCGCGGTCGTCGCCAACACGTTCGCGTCGGCCTCCGGTGACTACCTGGTGGCCAACGACGCCTCCGTGCAGGTCACCCTGGCCGCGTCGAGCCCAACCCTGAACCGATACGACATCATCGGCTTCCAGGTGAAGGACAACCTGTTCGACTCCTCGGGGCTCAACACGGCGGTGCCCGCCGTGATCCAGGGGTCGAACAGCGCTGGCACCCCGTCGGACCCGACGTTGCCCGCCTCGTTTATCCCCGTGCTGCGCGCGGTCGTCAACGCCACGAACACCTCCCCGGCTGCCCTGCAGTCCATGATCCGCAAGACGTCCAGTGACGGCGGCCTGCTTCGCGTCGCCAGTGTCACCGAGCGCGCCGAGATCACCGCGCACGACGGCATGCAGATCTACCGGGAAGACCGGGACTGGGTCGAGATCCACGACGGCACCGCGTGGCGGGTGCAGGGGACGGCGGTGTGCTCGTCGGTCGCCGATCGCAACTCGGCGATCACCAACCCGTACTCCGGGCAGCTCGCGGTCACCACCGACTCTGACACGCTCTGGCAGTACGACGGGGCGACCAGCGCCTGGGCCTGCATCGCGGCGCGAGGCGTGGTCGCACGCGGCAACCGGACGACTACCAGCAACGCGTCGAGCGCGGACGATGACGACGTGCCCGTGCTGCGGGTCTCCAACGTGCTGCTTCGCGCCGGACGGCTCTATGAGATCTGGACGTGCCCGCTGGGCCTCGACTCCTCGTCGAACAACGACGAGATCGGCGCCCGGATCCGGTACACCACGAACGCCACCGATGCCACCGACACATCCACGATTCTGCCAGGCAGCAACATTCAGACCAGGCAGACCGACACCAACGTCGCCGAGCACAAGGTGATCCAGGCCGTCCTGCCGGGGGCTGACGTGACAGCGTCCTTCCTGCTGGTCGTGCGCAGGATCGCGGGCGTCGGTGGTGCGCAGATTTTCGTGGACGCCACCAAGGGAGACGCGATCGACCTGGTGATCGAGGACATCGGAAGCGACCCGGGCGACACCGGCACCGACCTGTAGTGGTACCGGTACACTTTGAGGGTGTCATGAGCCTGCGATGGAGGTCGGCATGAGCTTCGCGAGTATCAACGGCCAGTCTGTCCCGATCCTGTCGACCGGTGCGGACTGGTCGGAGAAGCAGCTCGCTGGGACGACGCTGCGAGCGGAGACGCACGCCACGCCGTTCGGCCGGGTACCGATCGACTTCACGCTGCGGTATGCCGACTTCGAGGGCCAGCAGCACGCGCCGCTCACCAAGGAGGAGCACGCCTCGCAGCGTGCGGCGGGCATCCGCAGCTGGCTGATCTTCCAGAAGACCACGCGGGACCCGGATGGCGGGCGCGCGCGCGGAGAGGCGTTCGGGCGCGAGGCGCTGTCCTACGCCAAGGAGATCGACTACAAGGGCGAGCTGATTGCCTTCACGGCCGACGCCCCGGCGGGTAGCTACGACATCCCGACGGCCATGGAGTTCTTCAGGGGAGCGCAGTCCGTGGTCAACGCGGCAGGCTTCCTGTGTTGCGTCTACGGCTTCTGGGACGTCGTCTACGCGGCGATGGACCGGGGCGTAGGTGACGTGTACTGGCTGTGTGGCGACATCCGCAGGTGGCGTCCGGGCGTCCACCTCTACCAGTTCAACAACGGCCGGATCTACCCGGATTTCGGGCAGGTCGAGGCCGACTTGTGCATCCAGTTCGAGAAGATCGGTTCGCCGCTCAAGAAGGAAGAGGCCATGGACTCACTGCTGGTGCGTACCCCGAACGACCCCACTGTCTTCCGTGTCACCTGGGGTGCCGACGGCTGCTGGAAGAGCCAGGTAGGTGACGAATACAACCTCCTCATCGCCTCGGGTGTGCCGGTCTGGACTCACAACCAGGTGGACGTCGACCGCATCCCGACCCGGTCGGAGTCGGCGCGCGCCATGTGGAACTACGAGGTGCCCACCGGCCGCAAGAACGAGCAGGGAGAGGACGAGTACCTCCAGGCGTTCGAGGTCCTGCGCGACATCAACGTGGCCGTGGCGGACGCCGTGGCGGACGTGGACGAGGAGGCCCTCGCCGCCGCGCTGAAGGCGCAGGGCGTCCAACTCGGTGGCGCCACCCCGGCTCAGGTCAAGGCCGCTGTTGCCGAGGTCCTGCGCTCCGTTCCGGCTCAGGATGACGCGCAGGCATGAGCTACCCGGTTGACCCGTCGATCACCGGCCAGCAGCGGGAAGTCCGCTACAGCTACTGGCCGGTGAACTTCGCGATGGGCAACCTCACGGTCATCAGCAATGTATCCCTCCCGCTGTCGGGGGTGGCGTACTCCAAGGCGATGCGCGAGGTCGGCGAGCTGCGGGCGACGTTGCAGCTCGCCGACGACAGCGTGCGTTCGCTCTACCCCTGGGACAAGATCATTCCCCGCAAGACGGCCATCGTCGTGGTTCGGGAACAGCAAGATCCGGTGAGTAGCGATTGGGTCGCTCAGGCCATGGACGCATACACGGTGTACGTGGCTCCCAGCGACCCGGAGACGGGCCGTCAGAGCATCGTCGCCCACTCCACCCCCGAGGCGCAGTGGGCACGGCGCCTGATCACCAAGGGCATGAGCTGGGTCGCGCAGGACCAGACGGTCATCGCCGCCGACCTGTGCGACCCCGCCAAGTTCTCCCTGATCCCGCTCGGCGCCAATCCGTGGCCCGGGTACGTGACGGTGGATCCGCCGACGGTCATGACCGGCGTGCTGCGCAATCACAGCTACGACGAGGGTCAGGAGACCAATCTCCTGGAGGCGCACCAGGCGCGCTCCCAGCTGGCCACCAACTCCTACGAGTGGACCACCGGCCTGCGCATCCTGAGCGGCGCGAGCGCGGTCAGCGCGCAGTCGTTCCGCCCCGTGTACGTGATGGGCTACCCGCAGCTGGGACGGCGCAGGTCGTCGGACTTCCCCATGCCCATCCTGACCTACGACACCGGCGGCACCGGCAACGTGACCACGCTCAAGGTGAACCGCGACGGCACGGCGGTACCCAACATCGTGTGGGGGCGTGGCGACGGTTACGAGGACTTGCAGGTCAAGGCGCAGATCTCGAACATCGACCAGTACGGGAAAGCGGAGTGGGAGTATGGCTACCTCCAGTCGGAGGAGCGCTTCTCGAACCCGGACGTGAGCAACGTGAACACGCTGGCCGACCACATGTACAAACTGATGTGGGATCGGCTCGGCTCAGAGCGCTACCTCGCGTCGGTCAGGGTGCGCGGAGACCTGCCGCCCTACTTCGGTAGCTACGTCGTGGGAGATGACATCCTGCTGCGCACGAATGACCGGACCTGGCCGCCGGACTGGTATGTCGACGGGTGGATGTACCTGCCCGGCCGGATCTACGGCTGGACGGCGGCGCCCCCGCAGGGCGACCAGCATGAGGCGATCGACCTTCTCGTGGGCGGAGGGCTGCCGGTATGAGTTCCCCGTTCAACCCGTACGCGCCGCGTGACCAGAGCGCGGTCGAGGTCATCGCGTACGTGCGCCGCGCGATCGACGAGATGACGCGCTCGAACCCGATTCAGAGCGCCGTGGTCTCCTCGGGCCTGATCAAGTGGATCGGCAATTACACCAACAGCGGGAACCCGGACAAGATCAACTTCCTGTGGATCGGCGAGTTCCTCCCCGGCGACCCGGACATGGGCGGCCGACCACAGCGCGGCTTCTCGCTCGTGCGCGACGACTCGCGCGGCGGCGTGTCGGCAATCGCCATGTACGACCCAACGCCGGACGCGGCCAACTCCGGCCTCCGGCAGGTCCTGATCGTCACCTCGGGCGACACCAAACGCATGTTCGAGGAGTCGCGTGACGGCGGCCAGCGCTACCCCGAGGAGTCCCAGTGGATGGGGCCGATCGGCGACTCGGCGCAGATCTGGCCCGGCACGCCGAACGCGGGTTTCTCGACGTTGTGGGAGGGCCGCGCGAACATCGTCGGCAACAAGCTCAGGTACCGGATGTTCGCCTACAACGACCCTGGCGTGTCCAGCGAAAGCCGCATGCGCGTGTCCCTGGACAGCGGTGATGTCAGCGGCACGACGCACACGCTCGGAGTGGGCGCACAGACCGTGTTCGACTCCGAAGTAGACGTGTCGGCAGGCCGAGGAACGACGGTCAGCTTCCGCTGGGAGGCGCGCTGCACGGCGGGCGGCGGCGGCGCGAACAAGGCGCGCGCGTCCGTGGTCTCAGCGCGCTGCTACACGCCGTAGACGGCGCAACTGTCGGGCGATCTACATGTCACACTCCCATGATAGGAGCCACCCCCGGACCACATGGGAGAACAACGATGCGTGACCTACTGCCCGACCTGACGGGACGCTCCGACTGGGTGGTGATCGTCGTGGTCGCCCTGCTCGTCGCGGGCGCCATCGGCCTGAAGTGGGTCGCCCGGAACTCCCGCGAGGTCGACGCGCAGGACGACGAGGACGGCGACAGACCGCCGACCGACGTGGAGCGTGCTGGGCTGCCAGCGTCGGACGGGCACACCGCGCTCGTGCTGACCAAAGCCCTGGATCTCCTCGCCGCCGAAGCGGTCGAGTCGCAGGGTGCCCGCGCGGAAGTGGACCAGCTGCGCGAGAGGTTGCAGGCCTGCCAGGCTGAGCACGACCGTGTTGCGCAGAACTTCGTGAAAGCCCAGGCTGACCTCGAACAGTGCAACCAGACGTGCAGGAAGCTGGCCATGCGGGCACTGGAGCTGGGAGGGGACTCTGGTGAGTGACGAGACGGAGCGACTCGACGCGATCGAGACCGCACACACGGAGGGCGTGGCAGCGGCGAACGCGCTCGGCGAGGGCCTGAGCCACAAGGCCGACCGGCGCGACGTCTGGAAGGTGGCGGCGGTCGTCGCGTGCCTGGGTGCCGCCGTGTCCATCGGCGTCAGCCTGGTCGCTGCCTATCAGGTGGTCGGCTGGCAGGCTGAGCGGACCGCAGAGCTTGCGAAGACCGCTACCGAGCAGGAGCGCACCCGCCAGGCGATCGAGGCCCTGGAGAAGGCGAATAAGGACCTCCAGGCGCGCGGGCAACAGCCGGTCGTGCCACCGGCCGATCTCCAGTCGGAGGAGACCCTCGTCGCGGCCGCGTCCGCGCGCGTGCTGGCCAACCTCCCCCCGGCTCCGATGCCGACGGGCGAGCAGGTGGGGAACGCGGTCGCGAGCTACATGATCACGAACCCGGTCAGCGTGTCGCCGTCGCTGGTCGCCCAGCAGGTATCCGCCTACCTCACGGCCAACCCACCGGCACCCGGTCGGCAAGGTGAGCCGGGCACGTCCGGAACCCCAGGCACCCCGGGCGAGAAGGGCGAGCAGGGAATCCCCGGCGAACCGGGGCACACCCCGACCGCCGACGAGATCATGGCCGTGTTCAACGAGGCGGCCGCACAGAACCCCGACCTGTTGTGTGCAGGCAAGGGGAAGTTCACCGAGGTGCGCGGATTCGTGAAGGTGCCGCCCGACCTTGTTCCACAGGAGCGGGCCTTCTGGGTCTGCCTGCCGCAATAGGAAGGATCATCCCATGACCGAACCTGTGCCGAACGTTCGCGACATCGGCGTTTCGATCATCAGGACCGTCGTCCCGAGCCTGTGGGGCGCTGGCCTCACCTGGCTGGCCACGCAGATCCCCGCGCTGGCGCCGGTGCTCAACGAGTCCGGCATGACCGGCCTGGGCGCCGTGCTGGCCGCCACGCTCATCGGCCTGTGGTACGCGTTGTTCCGGTCGATCGAGTCGAAGCTCCCCGCGTGGCTCACCGTGCTGGTGCTCGGCTCGAACCGGCCGCCGATCTACGACCCGGCCGACCTGAAGCCAAGGGGCCTGCGCCTGCCGGTCGACGGCGACCGCCTGTAGCTGGGTGCCGCCGCCGGGAGGGTTGCCTGCACCTCCCGGCGGCGGTGGTCGTCAGGCCAGCTTCGCGGCCAGGTCCTCCGGCGTCCAGCAGAACCACTTGTCCGAGTGGTCCTTGGTGGTGTCCAGCAGATCACCGCAGCTGGTGCGCACGACCTCGAACTGACCATTCTCCAGGGCATCACGATCGGGCCACGCGACCACGGACACGTTCGTCGCGTTGCTGCCCGCCATCGTCACGTACGGGCGGACCCGCAGGATGCCGATCGCGACACCCTTCTTGGCCAGCGTCTTGGCGCGGCGCACCGGCGATCCGGCGGTGGGGTCGTTCACGTACCGCTTGGCCAGGCCGTGCTTAGCGGCCAGCTGGGCGGGGACGTCCCAGTACATCCCCCATCCGTAGTTCTGGGACGCCCGCAGCTCGGCGGTGAGGAAGTGCCCGTCGAGGGTGAACAGCGCCTTGACCTCGATCCAGCCGTGCTCCTCCGCGATCGAGGCAGCGCACTCGTAGGCCCGAGCGGTGAGGCCGTCCGCCCACTGGCTCATGAACCCGTCGGTGTCGCAGCGGTCGAAGCTGTCGCTGGCGGACTGCCGGTTGTCCCTGGCCTTGTCGCGCAGCTCGGCGGCGAGCGTGGTCCACTCCTCGTCGGTGCGGGGGATCGTCCAGTCGATACGCTCGTACGGTGCCTGGTAGCCCATTTCGGTTCTCCCTCTCGGTTGTCCCTCTGTGCTGGTAAAACCATCATGCCCCATGAGTGGTGGGGGTGTCAACTCATGGGGCATGACGTCACTCGAACAGAGCAACCTGGTTCGGGTCCGGCGGCCGTGACTTGGGCTTTCGCCGCAGGGTGGGACTTTCGATCTTCATCAGCCGCCACTCCAGCTCTTCGTGAGCCAGCATCATCCTGTCGTGGTCCGGCGTGCCGGTCTGAGCGTGATACGAGCCGTACCGTTCGTCATGCTCCCGCATCTCCCGCAGCTTCAGCAGGAGGTCACCGGCGAGCGCGCCCAGTGCCTGACGCTTGTTCATGCGGACCTCCCCGGCTACATCTTGACCGGCTTGGGCGGGTCAGGCTTGGGCGGCGGCTTGGGCAGGACGTTGCCCTCCGGGTCCCAGGGGTGTCCTTCTCCCATGGTCAGCCTCCGATCTGGTCGAGTGGCGTCGACAACAGCACGATCTGGCGAGCCCTCTCGATGGGGACGTTGAGTAGCTGGGCGACGGCCTGCGCCTTGTCCTCGTCCGGGATGGGGCGTCCGGTCGACTCGGCCTCGTTGCGGGGGTCGATCTCGCTCGTCCACTTCTCGCACGGGAACGGCGTGCCGCACGAGCCGCACAGCTCCCGGCCCTCGACGTTGACGAGGAAGTGGTGCACGCCGTCCTGACCCATGTTCGCGATGCGGAGCGACTGCTCGTTGCGCACCGTCGCGACCTGCTCGGCGGTGGCGTCCTCGATCTCGGCGATCACCGCCATCATCTCGGCGTCAGGTGGCGTGTAGGCCTCGGCCGCGAGGTGGTTCGGCACATCCTCCAGCAGGCTAGAGTCCACCGGGATCTGCACGCTTCCTCCGCGCACGTCCCGCTCCATTCGGTCGAACTCCTCCGCGATCAGCTCGGAGTCCGGGATTTCCTGCACTGGATCGTTCTCGTTCACTTCGCTACCTTCCTCTCCACCTTGACGCCCTTGAGCTTCACGGTCTTCATGATCGCGCTGTTCACGGTCGCCGCGAGCTGGTCGTCTCCAGCGCGCGCGATCATGTCAGCGTAGGCCCGCACCTTGGTGACCTGCGGCTCGAACTTGCCACACCGCAGCAACTCGTACGCGGTGGCGATGGCGTACTCCGCGAGCACCTCGGCGAGGTCCTCGGGCGGAATCTCGCTGTCCCCGTTGACGACGTTCTCGACCTGCGTGTCGATCCGGTGCATTCCGCCGGTGAGCGGCGAATACCCAGGGTCACGGGCGTCGAAGGCGCATTTCGCGGCGGCCGCGATCAGGGCGTGCAGGTCGATGCTGTAGTTGTTCGCCGTGTCGGCGGCAACCCGCAGGTCGCCCTCTGTGTCCGGCACGTTCATCGACTCGCGCGGCGCCACCTCGCGCCCGCCCAGGGCCAGCTCGAACTCCTCTTTCTGGTAGGAGTTGATCGCCGTGCGGCCTGCCTTGAACGCCCGCTCGAACTCGCCCAGCATTTCGGCCGCGCCCGCCAGGCGACGCTGCACCTCGTAGGTGTCCTCCGGCCGGGTGACCTCGCCGCGCGCCCGCACGAGCTGGTTGTAGCCGCCGTCGATCGCCTCCAGAACCTGCCGCTTCAGGTCCTGAGCGGTGGGCAGTTTGCCGAAGATCGCGGGCAACGGCTCCAGCTCGGCGCGGTCCTGGATCACTGGACGTACACCCCCGCTCCGGCCAAGCCGCCCGCGTGGCCAAGCATCTGGCCAACCTGCACATTCACGCCGGACACCGGCGCATTCTGCTGGACGATGACGCTGGCAGCGCCACGCTTGGTTCCCAGGCGTGGCCCGTCCTCGGGGGAGTCGATCTCGAACACGTACCACACGTCGTCACCGCACATGATCGGACCACCAACGAGGGCGAGCCTGCCCAGTTCGTGCGGCAGGCCCAGCGCGTCCGTCCTGACCACGAAAAGCCGGTCGTCCCACCGGTCCGCGTCAGGGTTCCCGGCCACGGACAGGGTCAGGATGCCGTCTGCGTCGACATGGACGCCCAGGACCTGCGCCCGTCGTGACATAGTCACCTTGTTGGTGTGCCCCAGGATCAATGGCACCGTCAGGATGCGACGATTGGGCGGAATGATCGTCTTCACTGCTGGCTCCTCATTTCGTAGCTGAACAGGTCGAGCAGGGTCGCCGCGTCGTGGTAGTGCCCAAGCCCGGCCGAGCTGTCAGCGAACTCGTGCAGCACGTCGGCCGCGTCGGCGAAGGCGGCGGCGCGCGCGGCAGGCTCGGCGGCATGCCACGCGGCCACGACGAGCTGCTGAGCGGCGCGCGGGTCGAGCAGGACCCCGCCGACGAGCTGGACGGCGCGCAGAGCTTCGAGCATGCCTGGCACCTCGTCCAGCACGATCATGTCGTCGCCGCTCATCTAGGTGGCTCCTGGCTCTCCACCGTGTGCGCGAGCTTGTCGAGCAGCGGTGCGGGCAAGGGGCCCGCTGCTCGCGCGATCTCGGCCAGCTCCCGCAGGATCGACGAGCAGGCGGCGACGGCGTACCGGCGGTCAACGGTGGTGGGCGGAAGGTCTCGACGCTGCCCGTTGACGACGCCCTGGGTGCGGTACTTGGTGCCGCGAACGGCGACCGCCGCGCGCTGCGCCAAGAAGCCCGCGAGGTTCATGCCGACACGCTCGCCTGCGCGTCGCGGTGCTCAACCAGGGCGTCCCGATAGCCGCGCGCACCGGCGTCCGACTGTCCGGCCTCCTGGATGCGGACGATCAGTGCCTCGGCCTCGCGGATGAGGAAGTCCACCGAGTAGTCCTCCAGCAGGTCCCCGATCACGCCTGTGGTGGCCTCGTGCACTGCGGAGTAGGTGACGTCCTCCACTGCGACGCGAGAGCGCTGGCGGGCCACCTGGACAGCCTTGAGCCCCTGTTCGTTGAGCTGGAACAGCGAGGTTGGTACACCGCTACCGGTGCGCGAGCTGCTCTTGCCCAGGTGGTCACCCCATCCCCGCTCGAAGAACAGGCGGCCGACCGTGTACGGGACCAGGTATCGGCCGTGGTCGGGCGCGCTCTCCAGAACCTTCCTGCTGGTCGGGGGCAGCGCGTCGACCGGGTCAAGACCCTGCTTGGGTGTCATCAGGGACCCGTCCTCTCGATGGTGATGGCGTAACTCGGGTCGACGTCCTCGACCTGGTCGATGGAGTGCAGCGCGCACCGGTCGCACGTGGGCCAGGTGTTTTCCTCGGCCCGCCTGCTGGCGGCGACGTGGCAGTGCGCGTAGATGTTGACGGTGACCGGGCGAGCCTGGCAGTAGCCGCAGGTCTCGCCCTGGCTGTCGACGCGGTCCACGGCCGAGTACTTGATCACGTAGTCGCGCAGGACGATGTTCTTGACGTCGGCGCGACCGGCGCGATGGTGGCGCCGGGCCGCGATCATGGAGCTGTTCGGGTGGACCTCGTAGCCGTCGACGCGGGCATACAGGAGTATCTGGAGCAGCTTGCCCGAGTCTCTGCCGTTCAGGTAGGAGACGACCACGAGAGCCGAGGCGGCCTGCTTGTCCGTGTCGGGGCGCTGCTCGATCACCCGGTCGATGGTCGCCCAGCGCCCGGTCGGACCATGATTGGGCAGCTTGATCGTCAAGCCCTGCTTGACGTCGCAGTGCTGCACGCGCTTCATCGGGTTCTCCGTTCTCGTTGTTCCCGTTGTGAAGCCATCATGCCCCCTGGAAAGTGGGGGTGTCAAGTCGATCCCCACAATACCCGACATGAGCAGGGGTATTGTGGGGATCGTCGCAGGTCAGAACGGAGGCTCGTCGGGCCAGGTCTGCTGCTGCGCGGACTGCCTGGGCGGCTCGGCGGTGGCCCAAGGGTCAGGGGCGGACGGGGTCGACTGCTGCTGACGGCCGCCGTATCCGCCGCCGCCTCCATCGCCACGGGTCACCTTGTTGATCTTCGCGGTGACGTAGCGCAGCGAGGGGCCGATCTCGTCGACCTCCAGCTCGACAACCGTGCGCTTCTCGCCCTCCTTCGTCTCGAACGAGCGCTGGCGCAGCCGCCCCGTCACGAGCACGCGGGACCCTCGCGCGAGCGACTCGGCCACGTTCTCGGCGACCTGCCGCCACACGTTGCACCGCAGGAACAGCGCCTCGCCGTCCTTCCACTCACCGGACTGGCGATCGAAAGTGCGGGGGGTCGAGGCGACCGTGAAGGACGTCACCGCCGCGCCGGACTGGGTGAAGCGCAGTTCGGGATCAGCGGTCAGATTGCCGACCACGCTCAGTACCGTTTCGCCTGACATCAGTCATTGCCTGCTTTCATCTTGTCGGTGTGGGCCTTGAGCTTGTAGCACCAGGCCAGTGCTTCTTCCGAGGTCTCCGCATCGGCCATGCGGGCGCGCAACCATGACTCGTGCTCGGTGTCGTCATGGTCGTACATCTCTTGAGGGAAGCGGTCGAACTCGTCCGCCTCGTCCACGCAGTCCCAGTCGCCCTCGTGCAGCTGCCTGGCGATCTGCCGGACGTACGGGCGCAGGACGTCGTCCAGCCTGGCGCGCGTCTGGGGGTTTTTCAGGACCTCGTCGAAGTCGGCTTCATCGCCCGCTGCACCGGCGTTGTAGCCGATCGCCCACACGGCGGCGGCCAGATGGTCCGCCGCCCGCAGGGCGGTGTCCATGATCTCGGTACCGCCACACCAGCCCATCACTTCACCGCCTTCAGGGTCTCGCTGCGCACGGTGGCCGAACCCAGCAGCGGCACGATCGTGCGCAGGGTGCTAACACCCACCCCGAGTGACCGCAGCGCTGTGGTGCCAATCGTCTCGTCCGCGACGGCGTCCAGCACGGCCCGCAGACCGGCCAGCTCGGTGGCGCGCGCGGGGACCTCGCTGGCACGCTTCGGCCGGTAGTACGCCTTTCCGGTGTAGCCGGACCGGTCGCGGGGGATGTCCTCTTCAGTGACCGGCTGACCCCTGCGCAGCTTCGCGCGGATGGCGGCGGTCGCCTTCATCCACTTCTCCTCGTGCAGCGACAGCCACTCCTTGCGGTGCTCGTCGTCGGCCGCCGCGTTGCGCGCGTGGATGTCGACGATGGCCGCGTGCTCCATCTTGATCGCCTTGTCGATCGCCTCGATCAGTGCGGACCGGTTGAACTGCATCTCGTGCTCCTCTCGTTGGTCTTCGCGTTCTTCGCCTGCTGGCCCATCGCGCCGCCCTGCTTGTTGCCGCAGGGCCAGCACGAAGGCCGGATGTTCTCGCGCCGGTAGGTGCCGCCCTGCCATCCCGGGATGATGCGGTCCACGTTGACGGTCTTGACCGTGAGCACTGCTGGGCAGTGCGAACAGGTGCAGGTGATGCCGTCGCCGAACGTGTTGATCAGGTATTCGCGCCGCCTGCGCCGGTCGGCCGCGCTACCTCGGCTGTTCGTGTTGGTCGCCCGCCGGGTCCACTTCCCGTCGGGGGTCTTCCTCGGCATCTACTACTCCTCGGTAGGTGTCGCGTGAATAGTGCGCGGTCCCGTAGTGCCAGCCGTTCGTGTGACCACAGGGGTAGGGCGACTTCCCGCCCTCCGGGTGGCGTTTCTTCGCGGCCCGGCGGGCGGCCTTGCGGGAAGCCCATGCGGTCTTGTCGTGGATGTAGCAGTGCCCGAGCCAGTCGGGGCCGTCCTTGCCCAGTGGCCTCTGCCGCCCGGACGTGTATCCGGAGAGGTGGTACTTCCTGGCCAACCCGCACCTCCTAGTACGGTCTGCCCCCGTTTGAGCCCCCGGCCTGGAAGGTCGCCTGCACGCTGCGCAGCACCGATTGATAGCCGGACAGCGTCGACCGCAGGTTGTGCATCGCGGCCTTGGCGGCCCGGTGCACCATGTCGGTCCGGTCCTTGGCGTCGGCCAGCTCGGCGCACTCGACCTCGGCGACGTTGCGCCGCAGCTCCATCGCGCCGGGCGCCTTCGTAAAGGCCAGGGCGTAGGCGCGGCTGTAGGCGCGGTCCGCCTCGCTGGCCTGCTCCAGCGCCCAGCGCTCGAACGCCTGACCCTCCTCCAGCCGCTGGACGCAGTCGAGCATCAGCCGCTCCACCTGGTCCGGCCGGTAGTCCTCCGCCGGGCCGATCAGAGCCAGCGTGCGGGCGATCGGGTCGGCGGCCGCCACCGTGACGGCCGCCGACCCGTGCGCGTCGACACGCTCGGGCGACAGCGCCACGGTGGGTGCGGCCAGCTCGGGCGCGGGGAAGTACTGGGCGCATCCGCACACCACGACCGTTTCGCCCTCGTGCAGGGTGGTGTTCGCGTACGGCCCCAGGTCGCAGTCGCCGTGATTGTTGCGCTCCAGGGCGTCATGGATCGCGTCGGCCAGCTTGTCCGCGAGCATGGCCGCATCCATCTCGGCGGCCGCATCCATCTCGGCATTGAACGCGACTGACTCGGCGTCCGCCTCGGGGTCCACGCCAGGCATGTAGGTCTGCGCGAGGTCCGCCGTGTGGTCCGCGTCGTGGCCCATCAGACACCTACCTGCGCGTTCACGGTTGCGGCGTACTGGTTCAGGGTGGTCTGCCGACCGTCCGCGTGCTGGATCATGGTCTCACCGATCCCGGCCGTGGTGATGGCCCGGAGGATCTTGTCCAGGCGGGGACGCTGCTCCTCCTTCGCGAACCCGGCCAGCGCGATCAGGGCGTTCTGCGCCGCCGTGGCCTTCTCCTCCGGCGAGCGGTCGTCGATCGGCGGGGCAGACGCGGTCTCGCTGTTCTCGACCTCCTCGGGCGCGGTGTGCGGCCGAGAGTCCACGTGCTGTTCGTGTCCGGCCTGCTGAGTCTGGCGGGCCGGGGTGGCGTTCTCCCAAGATTCGCCCGCGTCGCCACGGCCGTACGTGGTGCCGCCCTCGGTGCCGTCCCGGCCGTCGGACTCGGGCAGGCCGTTGACGGGGATCATCAGGGCCTGA